CAAGCATTGTATTAAGATGATTCTTGAGTCGGCTCAAATGCTTTCGACTGCCCACCGTGTTCTTGACGGTGATAAGTATGCCGATCAAGTTGGATTGTACAAGATGGCTCATAAGAACCATCCAAGTACGATATGGACTCGTTCTGGTCTAAAACAATATTTGTGGTTGTATGACCATATGCTTGCTCTCATGAAAGAGTACACATTTCGATATGGCAAACATCATGCAACAGAACGTCTGATTGGCCCTCTTGCATTTGTTCCAGATAACATCCCATCGATGTCTTTTACCGATCCGCCGCAATGTATGCCTGAAGAATGTAAGGGTGATGATACTGTACTTGCATATCAGAAATACTATATAATAGAGAAAGCAAAGATTGCTACTTGGAACAAAACACGATCAGCCCCAGAGTGGTGGAAGGACAGTTCTGATGGAGAAAAGAGAGGGTTATTGGGATTACATGGGGCGCAGGCTGCATGAAGACAGACATGGTAAAAAGGGGGAATTATCTGTGGATGATATGTGGAAACGAGAGATAGCAGAAATGCAGAAGACAATCAATTATTTGCAAACTAGGGTTAAAGACCTACATGTGCGAGTACATGAACTAAATAGTAAGGTCGCTATTTTAGGTGGTGATTCTAGACAATTGGAGCTGGATATATAATGCCAACATATACGTTTTACGATACTATTACTCAAGAAGAGTATGAAGAGTTCATGTCAATGAGCGAACTTGATGAATATAAAAAGATAAACCCACATGTAAATCAAGTCTATACACCTATTGCTCTGGTGGGAGATCACATGATGGGCGTGGGGCCAAAAACAGATGGTGGATTTAAAGAGAACATGCAGAGAATTGCTGCTGCTCATCCTGGCTCTCCACTGGACGATAAGTTCGGTGGGTCAACCAGAACACATCAAGAATTAAAAACGAGGGACGCTATTAATAAACACAGAAAAACAGTGGAACGATCAGGTTTTTCAGCGAGAAAAAATAAGACTTTGTAACATGGTGCGAGCGAGAAAGCACACTTCAGCAAGGGATGCACAGCATCTACGCAAGCTGGGAAGTCAATCCGCTCATGCACTAGTGAAGGGGGTTAGCCGCCCCCGTCTGACCCCCTTCACACCTTTATTTTAGGAAACATTATGGCGACTAAAAAGACTAAAGAAATCAACTCCTCAACTCTAGTTTCGGTGAAACCGATTACTGATACACAAAAGGTTGTTTTCGACACATGGAAAAAAGGACAGAACCAATTTCTATTTGGTGCAGCTGGTACGGGTAAAACATTTGTTTCTCTCTATCTGGCACTGAATGATGTTTTTGATCTAAAAACAAAATACGACAAGGTGGTATTGGTACGTTCTCTAATTCCTACGAGGGATATTGGTTTTCTCCCCGGCGATGAAGAGGACAAATCTGCCCTATACCAAGTCCCGTATCAAAATATGGTTCAGTTCATGTTTAAGATGCCTAACGAACAGGCATTTAATTCTTTATATGATCGGCTAAAAGGCCAAGGTTCTATGTATTTTTTGTCAACTTCTTTTCTAAGGGGGTTGACATTTGATAACAGTATCATTATAGTAGATGAATGTCAAAACTTAAACTTTCATGAACTGGATACAATAATCACTAGGGTTGGACAAGACTCTAAGATCGTTTTTTGTGGAGATTTTGGTCAGAGTGACCTTATGAAACAAAATGAGAAAAATGGTCTTCATACCTTTCTTCAAATCTTGGAAGAAATGGATGAATTTAACTGTAGCGAATTTAGTATCGGAGATATCGTTCGCTCTGGCTTTGTCAGGAGTTACCTGATAAACAAGGCCAAACTAGGTATAGGATTAGAATAATGGACTTAAATATATTACGTGAGGAAATTGCCGCTGATGAGGGCAAGGTTCTCAAAATTTACAAAGATCATCTCGGTTATCCGACTTTTGGTATCGGCCATCTAATTACAGAGGACGATCCAGAACACGGTCAACGAGTAGGAACAAAAGTTTCTGAGGAACGCTGTGATGAGGTATTTGATCAAGATGTTAAATCGGTCATTGCAGACTGTAATACTCTTTATGATGATTTTGGTGGCCTTCCAGCGGAAGTGCAATTAATTCTTGCTAATATGATGTTCAACATGGGTCGTACTCGCTTGTCCAAGTTTAAGAACATGAACGCAGCTGTTGAGGAAGGCGATTGGAATCGTGCTTCTAAAGAGATGATGAATAGCAGATGGTATAATCAAGTGAGAAATCGGGCAAGACGCCTAGTTGAACGTATGAGGAATGTATGACATTTAAACACAATGCAGTTGAGTTGCCTGTAGTTAAAGCAACTAATGTGGACGGTAAACGTCTTTATGAAACACCAGATGGAAACAAGTATCCTTCGATCACTACAGTTCTATCAGTCCGTAACAAGAAAGGCTTGTTTGAGTGGCGTAAACGTGTTGGTAATGATGTTGCCAACTATGTCGCTCGTAAGGCTGCAAACAGGGGAACAAAGGTTCACCATATGTGTGAGGATTACCTTAACAACATGGAGTTCAATTTTCCCAAAGAGTGGCAAAAACATAAGAAAGATTTTCTACCATATTGTCTGTTCACTGAACTTAAAAACAAAGTTCTGTGTAATATAGATGATATCTATGCACAAGAGGCAGGGCTTTATAGTGATAAATATAAAGTAGCGGGTAGAGCAGACTGTATTGCTCATTATAAAGGGGTTCCCTCAATAATGGACTTTAAAACATCTACCAAGGAACGGAATGACGATTGGAATGAGAATTACTATATCCAAGGAACAGCTTATGCTGAGATGTTCGCAGAAAGAACAGGTATAGAAATCAGTCAAGTAGTTATTCTCGTTGTTACGGAAGATGGTACGGTTCAAGAGTTCATAAAGGAAAAAGAACCATATATCGATCTGCTGAATGACTCGCTTGATGAATGGAGAAACCAAAATGAAACACCTAGTATCAATAATGGCGGTGTTTCTGTTAATGGGTTGTCAAACCACTGAAAACACTCCCAAAGACATTGCATCGCCCAAATTAGTAGCGGATAGTCCAGTACCGAAAACACCAAATCAAGAGGCTTACCAGACAAATAAACCTGTTTTATGTGCATCATCTGAAGTTGTACATAAAGGTCTAACACTGGATGCTAAGGAAACCCCTCTTATTGTTTGGAAAGACCTAACAGGTGCGTATTACGCAGCTCTATGGATGAATAAGGAAACTAAAACTGTGACTGTTATTGAATATCCTTCTGGCCCAGAGGTTGCATGTTTTGTGTCCACTGGTACTGATGCGGAGATGAGTAAAATAGAAACTGAAAAAGTTAAAGGAATACCGATAAAGGGTCTTGACAATATAGATACAGGCTGGTATAAATAAGATACAGTTTGTTGATACGAATTGAATGCTGAACTGGACGGGAGTGCAATTCTCCCCACCTCCACCAAATCCCATATATTCATATGGGGGTGAATTAGGATCGACAGGCAGAGATAGATGAGAGTAGAGCTGTGGATTGGACGCCTTATAGTCCACTATAGTAAATGCAAATGATAATATTGCATCTCAAGATTTCGCACTAGCTGCGTAATCTGATAGGGTTCGGTGGGTTCCTAGTAACAGAATACCCACCACTTATACGGGTGGCGTTCCTCACCCAGCCGGGTGATGCCGTAATACATCCGTGGGGGGTCACGGTTAACCCCCCAACCTTATAGATGGAGTGAAAATGAAAGCACCTAAAGTATTTTCAATGAGAATTGAAGAGATCGCAAAAGAAAAGAGTATCACACATATGGAAGCCATATTGTGGTATTGTCATACCGAGGGAATCGAACCAGATACGGTTGGTTCTCTTATTTCAAAAGGGTTGAAGGAAAAGATCGAAGCCAACGCCCGTGAGTTAAACTTTCTACCAAGACAGGCACAATTGCCTTTGTAATATGGAACCAGTAGACGTATATCTGATGTACTGTGCTATGAAAGCACATTTTGGGCCTGGCGACTATGACTTTGAAAAGTACAAGGGCAAGACCAAAATATCTCGACAGTCTTTTTATAAGAGAAAAGACAGGTCATTCTTTGTGCGTATTGCTAAAAAGTACAAAAATCCAAAAGACTATTTCCTCGCAAATTTTATCAAAGATCGTAAAGGGTATATTGCAAACTTTAATGATGAGAACTATGAGAGTTGGAAGTTGAAAAGACAAGGTTTCTTCGAACAGTTTGAAGTTGAGATGAAACCGTTTATCAGTGAATTTGAGCCTTTATTTGCCCTTAATTCTGGACACCCTAAACTCTTAAAGGAGTTTCTTGGTGGTCGTGTTTCTATTGAGACTATGATAATTTTAGACGAATTGGTTGAATATGGTAAAGTATGGGATACACTATTAGGAGATGATGTTATATGGCCTAACCTAAAAAAATTTATGAAAGATTACAAAAGGTTCTTGACTATTGACAAGAAACAGTATAGAATACGCTTATTGAACTTGATAGAAGGAGCTCCATAATGGACGTACAAGTTGAAACGGTCAGTAAGACCACAGAACTACAAACCTTGACCGCTCGGGTCAAGGAGCTCGAGTACGATTGTGCCGAGTTGGTGAAACAAAATGAGGTGTTGAGTGAGCGATGTAAAACGCTCGCAACTCGTCAACCCTCTTGGCCGAAAGGTTATCGGCCGCAAAGGCGGTTTAACCCCAATAAGACAAACGGGGCAAATCGATGAACGTAACCCTAGTTGATAAGATGGGCACTGATTTGTCAGTGGTCAACGCTGCTAGGGTGTCTTTTGGTAAGGTCAGCCAATGGGAGGCTATCCCAGAGGCTGGCCCTATACCAAACCTTCTGCAAGATAGGGATGAGAAACTTATTAACTATCTTGCAAAACACAATCATTGGAGTCCGTTTGGTCATGCGTCTATGCAGTTCCATATCAAGGCGCCAGTATTTGTTGCTCGACAGTTAGTGAAACATCAAGTCGGCCTAGTATGGAATGAAGTGTCCAGACGTTACGTTGATGATGAAGTAGAATTTTATAATCCAGAAGAGTGGCGTGGTAAACCCACAAACTCTAAACAAGGCTCTTCTGATGAAGTAATCGATACCAACCCCAAT